TAGCGACATTATTTCAACTCCAGGACAGTGTGGGGGAATTTTGATTGCTGACAACACACGAATACAAGGGAAATTGGCTGGAATGCTTTCTATTGGTGACACACATTCATTCACTGAATATACCCCGATTTATCGGGAAGAATTGGAAGCAGCACTGGAGAAGTTCAGAGGCTTGCACGCCTTTCTCGAGATGGCAGAACCTGAAACAGTGGTTGATACCGAGAAGGAGCTTCCAATTGTTGGAAAGTTTTATATTGAGGGAGAAACAACACCCTCATTCCAGCAAATGAAAACTGCACTGATACCGACAGAAATCCATGGGATGGTAATGCCAAACGATGTGGCGCCTTCCCTCCTTCACCGAACATTTGACCAAGACGATCCAATGTACAAAGGACTCGCAAAGTGTGCTCAACCCCGCCCGTATATAGAAGAATGGGTTTTGAAGGCGGCGACAGAGAATGTAAAGCGTAAGCTCTTTCAAGAGCATCATGCTAAACGTAGTGATCTGGCGCGCCTTTACACCTATGAAGAGAGTGTGCGAGGCGTGGAGGGAGAGGAGTTCGTGGATGCGATAAACCGCAACTCTTCCCCAGGACACCCGTGGCAGCACGATCAGCCACGAGGTATGAAAGGAAAGCACCATTGGTTTGGCCATGATGATGACTTTAAGTTTGGTAGTCCTGAAAATGAGAGCGTTCGACAGAGTGTTGAGAAGATGATCTCTTTAGCACGCGAAGGAAAGCGTGGAGAGGTAATTTTTATAGACACACTGAAGGATGAGCTCCGGGGTCTTGATGAGACTGGAAAAGTTAAGAAGACTAGGGTTTTCTCCGCTGCGCCGATGCATTTCACAATCTTTGCGCGCATGTATTGTCTGGGCTTCATTGCCTTTATTCAGAGAAATCGCATTCATAATGGCATCGCCGTGGGTATTAATCCCTTTTCTCCGGATTGGGATATCCTGGCGAAGCGTATGAAGCGACACCCGCATGTAATCGCGGGCGACTTTAGTGACTTCGACGGTTCCATTTCTCAGCAAGTGATGAATGCTTGTTTCGATATCATTAACGATTGGTATGATGACGGCGACGAGAACCGACTCGTCAGGAGAGTGATTTGTGCGATTATCGCGCAGTCTCAACATCTCCTGGATGGTGTGGTTTACCAATGGGATCACTCCCAGCCATCCGGTCAACCGTTTACGGCCTTGATTAACTCAATCGTTAATCTTATCGTTATGGAAATCGCTTGGATTACCGAAACCGGTCTTCCCCTTCAACAGTTCGACGAGAGTGTTAATGTTATCACCTACGGTGACGACAACGTGCTTTGTCTCGACGAGAATGCGATTAAAGTTTTTCATCAAGGAATTATGACGCAAGGACTAGCTAAATTAGGAATGACGTACACCGATGAGCAGAAGACTGGCATTACATCAAGCCGGTCGCTCGAAGAAGTGGAGTTTCTTAAACGGAGCTTCCGCTGGAGCGAGAGTATGCAGAGATGGGTTGCACCAATCCGCCTCGCTTCTATTGCAAAGATGTTGAATTGGCAGCACAAGACCGCAGATGATGGCGGTGTGCTGGCTGATGAGATTTCTTGTGCACTTCGAGAGTTGTCATTGCACGGTGCCGAAGTTCACGATCGGTATCGGAAGATAATTTATGGCGTGACCCCTCACCGTATACTCGAGCGAGTGAAGGCGGAGCCGACAATCGAGAGTTGGGAGTTGTATTGGCGCTTTACGCAGTATGAAGGCGTCAGATACTTCCACGCAGGCGGAGATCCCGTCCCTGGAGCAGCGACTACAGAATCGCCAGGACCTTTGGGGGATGGGGGCACTATGGATAATATCCCAACCGAGCCAGACCAGGCTCGTGCTAGTGCTCGACCCGCCGATGTGACGCGCCCAATGACATCTGAGACCCCAGAAGACATCACTGGTGGTCAGATATTGACGACCCGAATGGGACAGGAATCAACCGTGTTCCATTACCAGAAAGACCCACCGAGTTTTGAGTACATCGAAAAGGCGACATTTGACTCGAAGTTCCAAGAGATGCTAAACACCAGCGTCCGGGACTACGAAGATAATGAGATTACGAATTTTATGAGAACACCAGTGAAGTTCGCATCTGTTGTGTGGAACACGTCGACAGCTGCGCTGATGCAATTCAAAGCGCCTTCATTTGTGGGGAATAACCTTGACTCGACCCGAATTTTCAAATTAGATTATCCAAGCCAGATCATTGCGACACCAG